CACCTGCAACATGAAGTATGAAGGGTATAAAGATAACCGCCACACCAGGACATTTATTATGCAAAAACCGCAAAGCCTCAGACTTGCGCTGACCACCGCATTACCGTCATTGAGTAATGTATTGCAGTTTCGAATTCAGGAAGGTGAAATTGCTGCATTGCATGAACCGTCGTTGTCTTTCGAATACCGCTATCAGTTGCTGCTGACGCTGGATAATTTCACCGACAACCCCGATACGCTTTTTGTCACGCTATTATTCTGGGTACGCCAGAATCAGCCCGATTTATTAACCCGCGAAGGTATTCGTAATAAAGGCATTAGTTTCACTATCGATAATAATTCGGATAATACCCGCACCTTATCTGTTCGACTCAATTTAACGGAGCGTAATCGCGTTATTGAGCAGAATCAGACTCTACAAGTACATTATGAACCGGAGCCCGCACCGCCTGAACCGGTTAGCCGCCCTAATGCGCTCTATATTGCTGGCGAACTGATCAGCCAATGGAAAAGCAATTGATCGGTTGAATGTTACTTTTCGTTATCAGGGCCGTTGCGAAGACGGCCAGCCTTTTCACTATAACGCCGATGGCGCTATCTTATAGCCTTGCCATCGCATCTATTTATTCCCGCCGATCATTACCACATTCACGACGTATTTATTAACGCATCGCCCGGATACATCAGGCATCGACATACATTCATTGCCGGGAACGCCTGCGACTATTCTTCAGCAACACCCCATGCAACGGCTCGCCTAAGAACCCATCTCAATAGTCGGAATGGGAAAGGCGTGCTTTTAGCACATCGCCCCTCATTCATGCCGGCCTTGCCATACCGCGATGCGCATCCTCGGTACGCATACTCCCTATCGGTGGTATCCCTGGCCACACAACCGCGGAAAATTGTCTCATGACGTGGGAAGACTCATGCTTCCCACCATGAATACATACGAATATCTCTCCGAAATCCAGCGCGCACTGCGTAACCTGATTCGTATCGGCGTCGTGACCGAAGTCGATACCCAACAGGCACGCTGCCGCGTGCAAACCGGTGGCATGGTCACCGGATGGCTCCACTGGCTGTCCCGTCGCGCGGGGAGTTCCCGCGAATGGTGGGCGCCGTCGGTGGGTGAACAGGTACTCATACTTGCTATAGGAGGCGAGCTCAATACGGCTTTTGTCGTACCGGGTATTTACAGCGACCACCACCCTGCGCCATCAGTGTCGGCGGATGCCTGTCACATCCGCTTTCCCGATGGCGCCGTGATGGAATACGAACCGGCTAACGGCGCACTGACCGTGACCGGCATCAAAACCGCCACTGTCGTCGCAGCGGAATCTGTGTCCGTTACCACGAAAAACGTCACCATCAACGCCAGCGAACGCATCACGCTGGATACACCGGAAGTCGTCTGTACACATAAGTTGATCACCCAGACTATTGAGGTACAGCAAGGCGGCAGCATCACAGGCAGCGTCACGCATTCAGGAGGAAGCTTCTCCTCTAACGGCGTGGTGGTGCATACCCATCAACACGGCGGCGTACAAAGTGGCGGCGGCACAACAGGAGGACCTTTATGACCAGCACATCGTACACCGGCATGAACCGCAACACCGGCAGCAGTCTCAGCGATCTGGAGCACCTACGCCAAAGTGTGCGCGACATTCTGACTACGCCACAAGGCAGCCGGGTCATGCGGCGCGATTACGGCTCGCTGCTTTCCTCACTGATCGACCAGCCGCAGACGCCCGCCTTGAAGCTACAGGTACAGGCCGCCTGCTATGTCGCGCTGTTGAAGTGGGAGCCTCGACTGACGCTGACATCCATCTCCATGGAAAGCCACTACGACGGCCAGTTGATTGTGGATATTTCCGGCACGCTGGCCGGCAACAGTACATCCCTTTCGTTAACCATTCCTGTGAGCTGAGATTATGCCCATTATCGATTTAAGTCAGTTACCCGCCCCCAACGTCGTTGAAACGCTGGATTATGAAACCCTGTACGCCACGCGTAAGGAAACGCTGTTATCACTTTACAGTGACGATGAACGCGCCGCTATCGCACGCACCCTGACGCTGGAATCAGAGCCGCTGGTAAAACTGTTGCAGGAAAATGCTTACCGCGAACTCCTGCTGCGCCAGCGTATCAATGAAGCCGCACAGGCTGGGATGCTGGCGTTCGCCCAGGGCAATGACCTGGACCAACTGGGCGCTAACGTCAATGTATCCCGCCTGGTGATTACCCCGGCCGACGCGACCACCGTCCCCCCGACCGCGGCGGTGATGGAATCGGATACCGATTTCCGTTTACGCATCCAGCAGGCTTATGAAGGTTTGAGCGTGGCAGGCTCCATCGGCGCCTACCAGTTCCACGGCCGCAGCGCCAGCGGCCAGGTCGCGGATATCTCGGTGATCAGCCCCGGCCCCGCTCAGGTGTTGGTATCGGTCCTGTCACGGGAAAATAACGGCGCCGCCAGCGATGCGCTTATCGCCACCGTTAACGCCGCACTCAACGCCGAGGAGGTCAGGCCGGTAGCCGACCGGGTCACCGTCAAATCTGCGGTGATTGTCCCTTACGATATTCAGGCCACGCTCTATCTTTATCCCGGCCCGGAAGCCGAGCCGATCCGCGCTGCCGCGGAGAAGAAACTGCAGAGTTATGTCAGTAGCCAGCACCGTCTGGGGCGTGATATCCGTCGCTCAGCCATCTATGCGGCGCTGCATGTGGAAGGGGTGCAGCGGGTGGAATTGGCCAGCCCGGCGGCGGATATCGTGCTGGATGATACCCAGGCGTCGCACTGCACCGGCTATACCCTGACATTAGGGGGAACGGATGAATAAAAGTCCCCTGCTGCCCCCCGGTTCATCTTCTCTGGAACATGCGGCCGCCACGACCAGCGCCAGTCTGGAAAAGATACCTATCCCCCTGCGCCAAATTTGGAATCCCGACACTTGCCCGGTCGAGCTGCTGCCCTATCTGGCCTGGACATTATCGGTCGATCGCTGGGATGAAAGCTGGTCGGAAGCCGTCAAACGAAAAGTCATCAAAGATGCGTTTTTTATCCACCGCCATAAAGGCACCATCGGTGCGCTGCGTCGGGTGGTCGAGCCGCTGGGGTATCTGATTCGCATCAAAGAGTGGTGGCAAACCGGCGATACTCCCGGCACCTTCCGGCTGGATATCGGCATTCAGGAATCAGGCATTACGGAAGAGTCTTTTCAGGAACTGGAACGGCTGATTGCCGACGCCAAGCCCGTCAGCCGCCAGATGTTGGGGCTGAATATCAATCTGGATACAACAGGGACCGTCTCGCTGGGCGCCAGTTCTTACAGCGGCGATGAGTTGACCATCTATCCTTACTTCCCGGAAACCATCAGCGTCTCGGGCGAAGGGTTCACCGGCGGAGCAATTCATCTTATTGATGACCTGAATGTCGGCGGTTAATTTTTGCTTCCTCTCAAGCCAGCTTACGCTGGCTTTTTTTATGTCGAATCGCCCGATTGTTGTCTCTGCCTCACGCCAACGCCCATTGGGTGCGATCTCCCAGCCGCTCTCGCATACTACCCTCACTCAATCACAGCCGGGACTCTTTGCCGGCTGGTTATCACCAGTCTGTATCCCCGGCTTCTCCGATGCCCCTTGCGGTATCCTTCCCTATTAACCGTATGAGTAATCTGCATGAGTACAAAATACTTTGCTTTACTGACGAATACCGGCGCGGCGAAATTAGCTAACGCCACGGCGCTGGGTAGCCACCTGGCCATCACGCAAATGGCGGTCGGCGATGGCGGCGGCAGCCTGCCTACTCCGACGCCGGCCCAAACCAAACTGATCAATGAGAAACGCCGCGCTACGCTCAACGCACTGAGTGTTGACCCTAAAAACCCCAACCAAATCATTGCCGAGCAGGTTATTCCTGAAAATGAGGGCGGTTGGTGGATCCGTGAAATCGGTTTGTATGACAGCGACGGTGATCTGGTTGCCGTCGCAAACTGCGCCGATACCTATAAGCCACTGCTACAGGAAGGCTCAGGCCGGGTACAAACCGTACGCATGATCCTGATTGTCAATAGCGCCGACGCCATTACCCTGAAAATCGACCCAGCCGTGGTACTGGCGACCCGCCAGTATGTCGATGATACGGCTGTTGAGGTCAAGACATACGCCGACAGCCAGCTCAACGCACATGTCGCCGCCGCCAATCCCCACCCGCAATATGCTCCACTCAGCAACCCCGCGCTGACCGGCGTACCTACCGCGCCGACGGCGGCCAACAGCGCGAACTCCACGCAACTGGCGACCACCGCATTTGTCAAAAACACGGCATTGCTCAAAGAACAAAACGGTGCGGATATCGCGAATAAATCGGCCTTTCTCGCAAACCTGGGTTTAAGCGACACGCTGAAAATCGCCGATATCGTCGGCATCCCGTTACCCTGGCCGCAAGCCACACCGCCCGCCGGCTGGCTGAAATGCAACGGTCAGGCGTTCGACAAAAACGCTTTCCCGAAACTGGCGCAGGCTTACCCCGGCGGCGTGCTGCCGGAT